TACCAAAGCGATCTCGTATCAATTTGGATTCCGAAGAGAACAAGCACCTGGCCATCCATGGCAATCTGCAAAAAGAACTTGAGAGGGTCGTACCGAACGTCAAAACCGTTCAGCCGCCTCCGGTTCACTCCGGAATTGGTCCGTTGAGCTTCAAGCCCACGATTGACCAACCGCCGGCACCCGTTGTTGAAGAGCCTACCACACCCACCGCTGTTTCACTCCTAGCTTCCGCTGGCAGTGAACCATGTCTTGACGACTTGGAGAATGAAGCCCCAGCTGTGGTGCGACCTCCTACACCACCTCGTCGTGGTACGTTGAGGTTCGTCCCAACTGACGCTGATGTCAAGCTCAACCCCCGTCTCACCACGAATCCCATTCTGTGTGCGTCTCGTAGTGTGATAGACAAGAACGAGCTCAATCTGTTTTACAGTGAGGCTCCCAACAAGTTGAAGGGGGATCCCTTGTTTGATCAGGCAATTCAATACGTGGCTAATTGGCATGCACCTAAGTTCTGGAGGCATCTGGAAGAGTTCGTGCAAAACCCCGAGGAAATGTTCTACGCCACATACAAAACGATGATGGCGGGAGATTCATTCTCATCTACTCCCGGGGTCGGTTGGCCAAAGTACGCGCGAAACGGTGACATCCCATACGAGGTCCTTTGGGACAAAGTTAGGGATGACATCACTGTCGCTAACGGTGGAGCGTTTCCGCAAACTGTTGATGAGTGGGCCCACGCTTGGAACAAATTGCCAGAGTGTGAGTACTACGTTTTTCACAAAAACGAGCCCACCAAGATCGTCAAAATCGTCGAACAGAATCGACGAACCATCCAATGTGCTCCAATTGACAGGACCATTCTTTCCAGGGCCATGTTTGGCGGTTTCAAGACCGCACAGGCCGACAGTGATTGGTCCACGCTTGGCGAAACCAATTCAACTTCATATGGGTTCAGTAAGATCATAGGGAAGTTGAACCCCTCGGACTTTACACCAGGGGTCACTAGGTTTTTCGGCGAAGATTATACGAACTTCGACCGAACCATTCCAGACTACGCTTTGCGTTCATTCCTCAGAGAATTGGCTGGGCCCTTCGCGGAGGGTATCATCCGCGATCTCTGTGGCGCGTTTATCATGCGGTCTGAAAAACATCCTACAGGCATCAATGCTAAAGACCTGTTCGAGTTTGATGAAAGACTATGCAAGAACACGAGTGGCAACAGCGCGACCACACAAAACAACAACGCCATTGCCATGACCATTAAGGTCCACGCAGTATTGCATGGCATTCTGCCCAAGACCACCCGGTTTTTACAGGGTGGTGATGACGGGTTGATCCGAGTTGACTCTCCGACTTTTCAGTTCGAGAGCTACCGTGCCTTCGTCAAGGAACGATGGGCCATGTCGCTTAAATGCGAAGGAACGTCTGTTTTCAATGGTTTCCCAGTCGTTTTGCCTGCTTACTGTGGTTTTCAAACGTTGATTGCGCGGTGTGGTAAGAGCCTCATTTATAGGGGCCTCCCCGCGAATCCCAACCGCATGTCAATGGGTCTTACTGACCCGAAGGCCAACGAAGACCAAGTTAGAGGCATTTTGTCCAATTGGATCCAATGGTTTGACGTCGTTCACGGCGACAACCATGCCCTCATGGAACACGAGAACGTCCTCGAGGCTGCCCAAGCATCCTCCAATCACATGGTTACTGGCCGCATCACCGAGTTGGAACAATTGTACGAGAAGTACCAGCCAGTTGACTCGGAACTCCGATGGGTACCAAAGTGTTTCTTTGATGGTTTAACTGTCAACCCAAAAGGAGCTGTCGCCGCTAAACCAACAGCGGCTGGGCCTGAAACCACTCCAGTTCCCACTCGCAAGTTGCGGAAATTTGAAGGCGTTTATCGTATCAAAACCGCGCTTGGCCAAGCCCAAGGATTCGTCGTTGTGGTTGGCAAAGATTGGTATTTGCGCGTGCCGAGACACGCCTTTGGCGCAGTCGGTGATCCGGTTCTTACCATTCCCGACTCAATCTCCGTCGTTCAAGGCGACATCGTCGTGACCATTACCCAACTGAGGAAGTTTGTCTTCATTGAGTCCGGCGATGACTTTGGATTGTACATCAAGTTACCGATGACAACTAAGCTTCGACCTAGACCGTTTCCAATCGAAGATGATGCTATCTTCTTCGTGGACGGCGTCCAAGAAATCGATGGAGTGCCAACACGAGTAGCGCTCAACTCCAAGCTCGTTTCAGAGCCAAC